GAACGCTTTCTTGTCCTCATCATACTCTCGTTGATACTGGCGTAAAGCCTCTATTCCGTCGCCACATTTTACGGAATTGAACCAAGTTCGGGGCAACATCTGGCGAATTGCTTGGATTCCATCCTGCAAGCCGATGTTTGGCACCACGGACAAATGGTTGATGCCGAGGTGGTCAGCCAACTGCTCTACGATGCTGCGCCCCGTCTGTAGGCTCTTGGCGCGTGCGTCATGCGGCAGGTAATGCTTGCCGTAGGTGTAACCTTTGTTAACGACTACCTCCGCGATGGCGCGGATGTCTGCACCCGAGACTGCGTAGAAGTCGATAACGCGCACCTCGCCGCCCACCACCTGATACCACCAGATAGCCGTGTCGTCGCGGTAGCCCAAGTCCCATGCGGTGTGTACCGGATACCCCGGCTCAAAGACTACACGCTCGTTAATACGCGGCTCTGCCTGCCGCATCTCTGTGCCGAAGAACGCGCCGAGGATAGCCGCCTCGAAACTGCACTCGTACTCTTGGAGGTACTGGTCTTCCGACAACTGCGCCTTTGCCGCGTTGAGTTCACTCTGCGGCAGCAGGCCTGATTCGCTGGCAGGCAGGCGCAGGACAAACCACTCGTCTGGGATGCGCCGTGCCGTCTCGTAAATGTCCCAGAATTGGTTCTTGCCTTTCGGCGTACCGGCGAACACAGCCCAGCCCTGTTTGTCCGAGAGCGCAGGCCGGATGACATTGCCAAATACCGAGGGCTTGAAGTCGCCGTACTCGTCCATGTACACGCCGCTGAACCCGAGGCCGCGCATTGCGTCTGCGTTGTCTGCGCCGAATAGGCTGACCTTCGTGTTGTTAACGAGCGTAATGGTCATCATCTGCTCGTTGGTGTCGCTGATGAGCGGCTGGGCGTAGTGCTTGAAGTAGTCCCACGCAATGCGGCGTGCTTGGTTCTGGTAGGGGGCAACATACCCGAAGAGGCCATTTGGCCCCTTGTACATAAAGGCTGCGCGGATGATGTCGTTAACCGCTGCGACAGTCTTGCCAGCACGCCGATGCGCGACGAGGCAGGCCCACCGCTTGGTGCGGTCGTGGAACGGCATGAAGGCCCGTCTAGGGCGGTACGGGAGTTCTACCCGCTGCTTCACTCGGGCTTGCCCCAAGTCGCCTCAATCTCAATCTTGCTGCCGTCAGGGCCGCTGTGTTCGTGCCGTGCGAGTTTAGGCACATGGTATTCGAGTAGGTCGCTGAAGCACTTAAACGCCGCCTCTGCGCCCTTGTTTGCGTGTATCTCTTCAAGCCAACCTTGTAGCCGACCTGCGTTGCCGTCTACAAATCGCGCAATGGCTTCTCTAGCCAGTTGCGTTGACTCGTTAGGCACGCCCTTTGGTCTGCCGGGGCCACCCTTTCTGCCCTTTTTAAAAGAACCTTCGTTAACCATGTGAACAGTTTACTTCTGTTTACCGGTACGCCGCAATGCCTCGGTTAGCGTTAAGGTGCGTTATCTGCGACGGCAGCATGACCGACACATGGGAGAATTTGAACATCAGCATATCGGCACGGCGTTCCCACCGTTCGTCGGAACGCTCCTGTTTCCATGTTAACTGCGCTGCACTTTTTGCGGACTTGCCGAGTTTCATCTCTTTTCCTCGTTTTCCGAAAGCATTTGCTGTGCGCCAAATGTTGCAAGTACCGCAGGAACAATTCCCGCTTTTGCGGCTTTCCTCAAACCCTCAAACCCTTCTGCCTTAAAAATGTTTCTGGCGCGAATCACATCTTCTCTAGCCACGCCGAATCCTTTTGCGGCGTAATCAATGTCCCGAGCATTTCTTGCTGCAACGGTTTCTCGATATGCAGGGTTTACATCTAAATTTTTCATCGTCATGGGCGCTTGTTCCATCATCTCAAGCATTCGCGCAGTAACCGCACCCGGAGTGTTGCTGCGGTAAGCGTCCCCGTAATCAATGTATCCAGTTTCGGCGCGTCCAAAGTCAATTTCTGTTTTGCCAAACGCCTCGGGGTTTTTCTTTACGATATCACGCACTTCTTTCGCAAACTTTTCACCCTGCGCTGTACCTTCGTTTGCAAGAATTGTTATGCCGTTTGGCGCACTTGCAAGGTAATAACCTCGTTGCTCAAACAGAGGAGCAATACGCTCCATGTCCGCTTGAGTCATGTTTTTACCCAAGTCAATGGATGCTCCAGAGTAATCTGCGGCTGACTTTGCAGGCAGTAACTTGTGCCACGCGCCTGCCTCTTGCACATCAAAATATGCTCTCGCCGCTTCCACGGCGTTTAAGGCATTCACCGAGCCGGGCGTTAACGCGCGCGACTTGTCAGCCGTTGTGTAAATTCCGGTTACGGGCCGCGCGACCATTGCAGGGTTTGCCGTGTCCTTAAACCTTCCTACGGTTTCAACTGTTTCACCCGGCAGCATCCGAGCCGAGGTGTAACCGATGTCCCGCCCCGACAGGCTGGTGTTCCACGACCCTCTTGGGTCTTGCGTATACGCCGCGCGCACATCGAACGGCGCGTTAAGCAATCCTTGAAGATGCCCCGTTGCGGGAGAACTTACGGCTTCATAAGTCGCGTTGGCTTCCTGCGTGGGGAAGTAATCGGCATACGACCGTGCCGCTTCTCCCGGTTGGATATCGCCCCGACGAATCTTGTTCCCTGACCACGCCGCCGCTTGCGCCGTACCTGTTCCCCAATCAGAAAAGCCGCCCAACTGTTCGCGGTTTGCTTTTTCTATCGCGCGCGCCCTGACTTCATCCATGAATGCGTGCTGCGTCGGGCCACCAACCGTGCCTGTTGGATATCCCATCAGTTCAGCCTCATGCATATCGTTAACGCCGCGCCCAATTCTCTCGGGTGCGTATGCAACGCCGAGTTGCGTTGCGAACGGGTCGCGCTTGTGACCAAGGTAGTCTGCCCGACCAGCGTCATACATGGCTTGCAACGGAGGGCTGTCCCTTGAAGGGAATCGACCCGTTAAAACTGGCTCTCCGGTGACCGCTTGGATGTGTCCCTTCGCGGTCATCGAAGTATTGCCTGCGACATTATTTGCGCGGCTTAACGCGGCAAGATTTTGGCTGACCAAATCTGCCTCGACAGGGTTGTTCCCGGTGCGGGCAAAGATGTCTTTGCTGCTGTCGATGTAGAAATTTCGACCGGGCAACCCTTCCTGCATCGCCCTCACATAATCGTTGACCATTGCGCCAAGTTTTTGCGGGGAGTCAACGCCCGGTGGCGCGCCAACATACTGACCCGAAGTGCCGACTCTGCGTTTTGCTCGGGTAACCAATTGCTCCGCTGCTTCTGTTCCTTCTCGCGCTTTCCCAGCCGCTTTCGCCACGCCGCCCACAACAGGCGCGCCCGCAAGGATAGCCAGCCCCATGCCGAGTTTGTCGCCCGTGCGCCGGGAACGCTCAAAGTCTCGCGCAGCCTGCGGGTATTGCAACGGGGTAAAACCTGCGACGATGTCTAGTGCCGTGTCGCCCGCGCTCTGCGATGCAGGAGCGTCAAGGCTTGTCATGCGCTGTGTTGCGCCCTTCACAGACTGTCCTAACTGATTCATGCTTGGGACAGGGTCGCCAGATGCGCCAAATCGTTGCCCATAATCATCGGGAACAGATACACCCTGCGTTTCGGCTATCTTCCGGCGCAGTTCATCAAAATATTGCAACGCTGCAGCAAACCTTGACGGTTCCGTTTTTTTGCTTTTGTTAGCAGCAGCCATAATTAACTTAAGTTTTCGAGTTTGTACTTGAGGCTCGTCACCGCATCAACCACGGCATCGAACAGGTTAACAAGGTCGCTGTCCTTCGGGAGTGAGCCTTTGATTTCGTCGAGGAAGGTCAGCAGCGACTTCACATACGCCTTCGGGTTGCTGTTCTTATGGAATTCGACATCGTAGCCCGTGATGATGCCGTACCGCCCTTGATACGCTTCGGCGTACTTGTCCACGAGGTCGGGGATGGCTTCGTAGTACTCCCCGAGCGCCATGTGCTGCGCGAAAGACTTGGTGGCAAGATGCTGAAGGTGCGTGATGGTCGCGCTGTGAAACATGGTTCCGACAAAAAGCGCAGCGGTTTTTTCGTGAGCAGCCATGACTCTCCCCTATGGTACGATGATGCTAGACCCCTACAGGGAAGGATGCAAGCATGACTACTATCTCCGAAGCCTACCGCGCCCAACAGGTCGAACTGCACACCAATCCCAACTACGGCGTGGCTTCCATCGCCTTTGCGCCCATCGTTGCCAAACTTGCCGTGGATAACGGGGTTAAGTCAATTAGCGACTACGGTGCTGGCAAGAAGCACCTCCAGACCGCCCTACAGGGCGCAGGGCTGGAGTTTGATTACCGACCCTATGACCCAGCCTTTCCCGAGTACGGGCCTCCCGTAGAGGCTGATATGGTCTGCTGCATTGATGTCCTAGAACACATCGAACCCGACCGGCTCGACGCGGTGTTGGATGACCTCGCCCGTATCATGCCGAAATTGGGCTTCTTCAGCGTCCACACGGGGGCGGCTGGCAAGACCCTTTCGGACGGCAGGAACGCCCACCTCATCCAAGAACCTGCCCGTTGGTGGCTTCCCCGGCTCTGTGAGCGGTTCCACATCCACCATCTTCAGCACCATCAACTGATGGGTCAGGGCTTCTGGGTCGTCGTCAGCCGCGCCTGAAGCCACGCAACAGTCTCGGCAGGGTCACGGGCCAGATACCATTGGCCTAGCGGCTCAAACGCGCTCTGGAACCGTTCCTGACCCCTTCGCAATTTGCCCTTCGGGGTCTTGATTTCGAGGAACGCCGCGAAGCCGGGGGCGGTCACCAGTTTGTCCGGCACGCCTTGACCTGCCTGTCCCAAGTCGTAGACCGTAAATCCTGCCGCCCTGACGGCTGCGGTGATGGCGGCATCGTTCGCGTCACGGCGCGCGGCGTAGCGCATCAAGGCTGCCCGTCGGCGTACTCGTACCAAAGCCGATACGCCGTGATAAATTCGTCCACGCCCTCGCCGAGCATGATGGGTTTGCCGAATGGCGGGATAAAGTAAAAACTATTGATGTGCAACCCGTCGTCCGTGTCGCCGCGTACTACCCAAACTTGGAAGTTAGGCGTACCGGCAAGTGCCTGTAGGGTTCGGCGTAACCCCTCCGACATCGACTCGCCCTGACGCTTCCACTCAAGCACAAGAAACTTGCCCTTGCGCTCCACAATGCCGTCGATGTTGCACGGGCAGGCTTTAGGGTTGTTCGGCAGCACCCCAAGGAACGCGCCGTAATCAATATGTGGCGCATCCCGGTTTTTCATCAGCCGCTCAAACTCCACGGCGTTTTGCGTCGAACAGGGCGCGTTGTGGTGATACCCAACCCGCTTTAGTCTTGACCCAGCCGCGAGACTTCAGCAGTTCCTCGCCACCGCAAGCACCGCTGCGATGTTGAAGAATGCTCGACGCGCCGAAAAACTTCTGACCGCATTGTTTACAGGTGCGGGTCATCCGATTTCCTGCGCCTTTTCGATGAGTCGAATCGCCATCGTGATGTTTTCCTGCTGCTCAACATCCGATTGCATCACATATACCGCGTTAATCATCGCCTCGCCTGCGGTATACATCCGCTCGTAATCGTCGTTCGGGCGACCACCAAACAACTCGTAATCGGGGTCGGCTTCCTGCATCCGTTCACTCGAATCCTCGATTGCAGCGTCCATGTCGGCTACGGTTTTTGTCTGGCACGCTATCTGCCACGACTTGCCGTGACCATCGGCGTTTGCCTGTACTTGATACGCCTTCAACGCATCCCACATATCGTTCGTTGTTAACTTCACGATTGCACCTCTCGCTTTTTGAGTTTGTTCAGACCGCGTTCACCGAACAGTTGGCGAACCATCGACATCAGGTGCGGGTGACCCAGCACCTCGGCTGCATCGGCTGACCGCAACGCGGCGGCGGTCGAGTCCTTCAGCCGCTCCATCGCATCAGAGTCAGGGCTGATGGTTAGTCGAGCAAGATATGCCTCGCATAGTTTGAGCCGGTTTAGCGGGGTCGGCTTCTGCTTGCCCCATTGTCTCGCGTTCCAGTCGTCCTGTTCA